TGATAATAAGTTTAATTATATTTTTAACCATAAACCTCTATAACATAAAATGGCTTTTGAAGTACATTAATTATTCTAGGTTTTCCTCTTAAAAACATAGTTAGATCCTTTAATTAAGAATTGTGATTATCTATATTACGATTGTATCAGCTTCAGCTTCAGTTAATGCTTCTCCTGCAATTAACTTTGCTTTAGCACTAGCTTTGTCAGTAGCTTTTTGTGCATCTGCCGCTTGTCTAGCTTCTTTTGCCGCAGTAAGAATTGTTTGTGTTTCTGCAAATTCAGTTTCTTCCGCAGAAGTCATTTCTCTTACTTGTCCATTAATATGTATTTTTGTCATTATGCTATCACCTGTTTGTAACAAGCAATGTTGCTTGTAGCTGGAGCAGTCGCACCTGATATGTTTCCTGATGAAAATAGAAATCTAACCATATCTGTAACTTCAGTCGTGTCATAATATCCGCCAATCATTGATAGTTCGCTTCTATCGGTCTGACCCATTACTATATTTTGACCATGCATAACAGTCTTACAATTGGCATCAATGTTCTGTAAATAACAATGTCCACAATTTCCTGTATAAATATAACTAGACGCTTGGTTATATGAAATATAATAACCTGATGTAGTATTAGTTCCATTTGTAGTGCCATCAGACCTAGATACCCACAATCCTGATTTATAACCTGACGTTCTCCAAGTTGAGCCACCATCAGGCGATACTTGCATGTAGAAATCTTCTGTACTAGTTGCGACGCTGTCAATAGCGTTCCATGTAAATAAATAATCGTAAAACGGCACTAAATTATCAAATGTTACACTTCCTACTGCTGAAGTACCTACTGTTTTATATTCTTGTAATGCAAAAGAACCACCGCCAGCCGCAGCAAAAACTGGTTGAGAACCAGCACCTTGTGATTTTAAAAAATGTCCACTTGAACCAGCACCGATAGCAACTGGATTACCGCTAGCATCCCAGCTAATAAGTTCTCCATCCGTACCAGCTTTTAATTCTGCTAGTGCGATTGCATCATCAGCCATTTTAGCTTGTGTGATTATATTATCATCTAAATCCCCAGCAGTTAAAGGAACTGGTGTCGGTTGTTTTCCTATATAAGGCATATTATTTTTCTCCTATTATTTGTCATTTATTCTCCTACGTTATTTCCATTACTGATAATGCAACATCTGTAGCCGCACTTCCTGTAACCGATAATGTGTCAGTTGTTTCCATAACAACTTTATTTCCTGAAAGTAACTCCAATGTAGAGTTTGCTGGAATACTTGTGCTAGTAATAAGTTCGACTGTTTGATTAGCTTCGTCATTATTTCCCGCTCTACCAGCAGTATCAGAACCCAATGAAACAGTTGCTGTAATAGCTGAACCTGTCGTATTGCCAAGCATTAAACCTAAAACAACTGTGGTCGTAGAACCAGCTACTGTGTAAATTACATCTGCCGAAGTAACTCCAGCTTTCGTAATAGTCTTAAAAGTATTTGCCATTTATTTTTTTTTCCTGTTTTCTTTTTATACTTAACCTAAAGCGATTGCAAGTGCAGTTGGATCAGTAACAGTTGCCCAACTTAAAACACTACTGCCATTTGTTTGTAATACTTGGCTTGAACTACCAGTCGCAGTCGGTAAAGTCAAAGTATATGAAGTGCCTACATTAGGTGCTTTAAATCCAACATAATTTGCTCCATCATCTGAATCTTCATATAATCTCATTTCTCCAGCTTGGGTTGCTCCACCATCAATTCGTACATACGTTGATGGACTTAAAGTAACTGTTGCGTCAGCTAAAGTACAAACTGTTCCTGTTGCAGAAGTCGCTAGTCCTGTAACTGAAATAGTCGAGTCTAACCAATTCACAGTATTTGCCGAATAGTCAAAGGTGCAAAGTGAAATCCAATCTGATCCATCGTAAAATTTTAAAGTAGGTGTTGTTGCCGAAGTCGTGTCCAACCATAAACTACCAGCCGCTTTTGAACCAGGTGCAGAAGTAGTTGAGTTTAATGTATTTATTGCCGCCAAAATCGTGTTTAATTCGGCACGAAGATTTGCGAAACTTTGGTTATCTAAAGAATAATCTTCAACTGTACTCATAATTTTTTATTTCCTATTTTTTAGTATCATATTCTTTTTAAGACTTCAAACCATATCCGTAGGCAGTCCAATCAAAAGTTTTTGATATACCACTAGCACCACTATTAAAAAACTGAATAGTAAAGCCAGTCTTGGTTTTACTTGTTATACTGTAATAATCGCCTGTTGCCAAGCCCTGTGCCGATACACCAACGCTAGGAGTGGCATAGAAAGGATTGGTATAGGTAATCACTTTTGCACTCGTAGTTGAAACTACGTCTTGATCTGATTCACTTCTTTTTTCTAAAACCAATGTAAAAGCTAAAGCATTAACCTTTGGTTTCGTTTTGTTATCGTCATTGGATAATTTACATCTAAATTTAAAATATCTTCCTTTAATTGATGTTTGTTGAGCAATTTTTTGATAACTTGAAATTGCACCTAAACTACTATCAGAAGCACCTACTTGAATTTCTGCACCACATTGAACTTCCCAACTTCCATCGAAAGGGCCGTTAGCATCATCAAAATATCCACTTGCACCAGCATTTCTGCCGCTATCGAAATAGTCATATTCGTTATCAGAAATCATACCTAAATTAATGATAAAAGTAGAATCATATATTGCATCAAGTGTCAAAGTGTTGTTGAAATAATAGTAGCCACTAGATTGAATGTTAGCAGTATAATAACTTGGATTAGAAGTGGAGTCCGTTCCACCAAGATCATAATTTCCCTCCGCAGAATCAAAGTTGCCCACCAAATCATCTACTTGCGTAATTGTATCTAACATTATTACATATCTACTTGCGTAATCGTAAGCTGGTGCGATTGTACTATCGAGTGTTCCTAAAAAATCTGCCATATCTATTCCGTATAAGTTGCTTGTGTTGAATAATATTGTAGTCCTGAAATGTTTGTGTAAATAATGTTTTCCGATGCGCTAGAATTGCCTAACTTATCAACGGCTTTTATAAGTATTGCTACATCTGACATTGAATTGACTGTAACACTATCGGATTTTCTTCTTGTTACTTTTGTTAAAGGTGTACTGGAATTCCAAGTTGCACCACTCGTAACGTTTTGGTATCTCAACTCGTACCAAGAAATATCTAAATCTGAAACAGGCGTCCAAGTTAATTCCATTTGATTTGAACCAACCATACTTACTGATAAATCAGTTACATCATTTGGAATTTCTGTTGCTCCAATTACAGTATGATTTTCAGAAGTATAAGTTGACGAAACTCCAAGTGCGTTAATACTTTTAACCCTCACATTATAGATTGCACCATCTACTACATTTAACATTTCATGGTTTAATTCTGTTCCTTTGGAAACAATTTTATAATCTGATTCTGTGCTTTGTTTTGTTTCAACTTGATAGTATTGAACGAATTGATCTGTTGAAGCACCAACAGTTATTAAAAGCCGAGTTAAAACTACTCCGTCAGAATATTCTATCATTTCATCATCAAGGGTAACGGAAGCTGGTGCGGTAACAGAAAAAGGATTAGGTAAAGTTGTTGAGGGAGTTGTTGCCGCTTGTGTTTTAGTTGCCCAAGTGTAGTGTGCGTCTTGGTGTTCGATTAAAGAAAGCCCTATCGTGTAGTCCTCGTTGAAAGTAAAACCAACCACACGCATATTCTTCGCAGAAAATCCAATACTGGAATGAGTTATCGCTACAATATCTCCTATCGCTAGGTCATAAGCATCTCCTCCACAATTAATATCTAATCTTAACGCATCTCTTGATCTTCTGCAAATGACTTCTGCCATTTCTAATGCTTGGTAAGGCGAAGTAATCGTTTTCATGTCCACTCGATTTTCCAATAAGAAACCTCCATCAGCGGCTTTCATAGTGGCATGTTGGTCGGCTGACGTATAACCGCTATCATCTATTTCAGGCCACTGTACCTCGTCAACTTGGTAGTTTCGCGATGGGTTGACAAAAGAAACGATAACCCTGTTGTATTTAGAATTTTTTTCTTCGCTTGATAAATTATATCCACCTATAATATCATCTTCGGTTAAAGTAATAGAAGCTGATCCAGTTGTTTCAATTAACAATTTATATTCGCCACTCGCAAAAGGTAAATAGCCACGACACCCTTTTAAAATTTCTCTAACGTTTTCCATAATCTTTTTAGAAGTGTCGATAATGGTATTGCAATCCATGATGTCGATGGCACTTGCACTCGTATAAGGAGTAACATCAGTATCACAAACACCTGACGCTGTATAAAAACTTGGAATATTAATATTACCTATTGCTAAACCTTTTCCGTATCTTGCGTTGGTTAAATAATCTAATAAACACCAAGCTGGATTATCGGAGTATGCCGCAGTTTGTGCTACCGAACTTACATTGTAAGCAACTACTTTTTTTCCTTG